TGCCGAGCCCGCATGTGATGGAGGCGTGTCGGCGCTTGAACATGGCGGTCACCTCCTAGGCGATCAGTCGGCTGATCTTGTGGGCGTTGGTGTGGAGGATGTACCGGCCGGCGTCCATCGAGTGGTCGTTCACCTTGAGGGGCTTGTCCTCGCCGCGCTCAGTCGCCTTGGGGTCCCACGAGTAGCCGGGGGCTTCATCAGTCCAGCCTGTGCAGGACTCGTGGACTCTGAGCCGGTCGGAGGCGATCAGCGAGGAGACGGTCTGGATTCCCGGGAGGACGGCGTTGTCGGCGTCGGCGACATTCAGGACGCCGTCGTGGAACAGCTGGTTGTCGAAGTCCGCTGCGGGGTCGATGAAGATCCACGGGGGCTTGATGCCCTTGCGGTTCTCGCCCGGCACTTGGGCGTTCGCCAGCCAGTGCTGGACGGCTTCGGAGTATTCGGACGGGGCCATCTGGCGGCCCGCGCTCGAGGCGTCGTAGCGGTACTCGTGCGTGAGGTACACGCGGCGGATGCCGTCAGGGCTGGTTCCGATGCCGGCGAGGATCGCGGAGAACGGGTTCGTCGCGCCGTAGTCGATGCCGACGCCCAGCCAGGTGTCGATGCGGGGCAGGTCTTGCACGACGTGCTTCGAGGGGTCCCAGTGCTCGTACACGGCACCTTCGGCGAGGACCCATTCCCCGAGGATGTACCGGCGGTAGAACAGGCCCGTGTACTTCGTGGAGAGTTCCTTGGTGTACTCGTCGGTCAGGCTCGGGTTGTCGGCGAGCTTGAACGAGAACCGGTGCATGTTCAGCGCTTTGGGGTCGGCATTGCGATGGATGACGCCGTCGCGGTCGAGGTGCAGCTTGGCGCGCTTGAGGTACTTCTTCATCAGCCAGTGCGTCGGGGCCGCCGGGTTGGTGGTGCCGAAGAACTGCGCCCCCGGGACGCTCAAGCGGGTGCCGAGCATGTCGTAGAACGACTCAGGCCAGACGGTGAGCTCGTCGCCGTAGGCTCCGGCGAGGGTCATGCCGCGGATCTTGTCCGCCGACGACTCATCGTGTGCGCCGGCGACGTAGATGGTTCTGCCGAGGAGGTCGACTTCGCCGGCGCCGACCTTGAACCGGCACCGCTTCGATCCCACCATCTCCGTGATCGGGTCGATGATGTTCCGCTTCAGGGTCCGTTCGGTCTTCCCGACCATCAGCAGCGGGCCCGAGGGCCCGAGGCGGACGAACTCCAGCCACTTCACGATCGAGGAGATCGTCTTCGAGGAGCGCACGGCCCCTTCGAAGATGTTCTCCCGAGCGGTCGACAGTTGCACGGCCTCGAGCTGCTTCCCGGCCAGGGGCCGGAACCTCACTCGGAGCCGCCTCGCATGTACACGATCCACTCGTCGACGGCGGCCATGCCGTTCGTGTCGGTGTCGTGCTTCACCAACTGCAAATGCTTGTCCACCGAGATCCCCAGCGCCGCATAGGCGTTGCGCACCTCAGACAGCGGAGGGAGCTCGAGCTCGATGGATTCCAGGCCTTCGGAGCCGTTGGCGACGTGGACGTACTTCGACCAGGCGCGCTTACGGAGCTTCTCGGCGTCTTCCAGGAGGCCGGCGGCGAGCTCGGCGCGGCGGGAGGCCATGTCGGCCACACGCGCGCGGGTCGCGTTTTCGGTGTTCGCGCGCGTGAACGCGTCGGTGAATCCGTTGTCCTTGGCGATCTTGCGGACGGTTGATTCGGAGACGCCGTGTCGGTCGGCGATCGTGCGGGTGGACAGTTCCTCTTCGGAGGCGATGTCTTCGAGGACTGCTGCTCGGGTCGCTTCAGGGATCGGGGAGGGCATGTGCACCTCCCGTGGGTTCAGACGAGGAAGCGGGGAGGCCCAGGGCCTCCCCGCTGCTACCCCCGGAGAAATGCTGAGGGGCCGGGAGACAGTGCTCTCGACCCTATGAACGTTATGTTCTCACCCCGAACTTATTGTGTCAAGGCGGGGTCGCTACTTCGCGATTGTCGATCGACGATGGAGAGGGTCATGAGGATGCTCCTTCAGCCACGCGTCGAACGCTTCGGGGCTGCCCGAGCTGATGAGCCGGTCCAGTTCGTCGCCCTCGATGAGCGTGCTTCCGTCCGGGTTGGTGATCCGGTCAGCGGAGAGACTGAAGCTCTCCTCACCCCACATCAGGGCCGAGAACGCCTCCGCGGGCGAATCGCACTCTTGAACCTCGGGGGCGTGCCAGCGGTGGAAGTGAGCGGTCCAGTGCTGGTCCTCCTCTGCGTCGCTCATGCTGCCTGGGTCTCCTTCTCTGCCGCGCGTGCGGCCTTCAGTATGGCTTGCTGGATGTCCTGGTCGTGGAGGCGTCGGGCCGCACCGAGGCTGTAGAGGGGCCGCCCGGACGCGTCCTTGCCGACGGCGAGGAGCTGCTTGCGCTGCACGCGGTTGGCGATCCACTTCGCGTCGCGGACAATCAACTGCCCGTAGGGGTCGCGGTCGCTGAGGGCGGTGAGGATGCGCGCGAGGCTCGCCGCGCCTCGCTGGATGTGGTTGGCGCGGTCAAGGAGCACGATCTTGCGCTTGGCGACGTCGTACGGGTCCCGGCATTCGGGGCACTTCACGAAGGCGGCCTCCTGGTGGGCTCGCAGCTCGCCCTTGCAGTTCTCCCGGTCGCACCTGCCGAGGGAGATCATGGGCGGCGGGGAGTCGATGGCCCGCTGAAGGTCCACCGCGCAGCGGGAGAGCTCGTCGAAGCACTCGGGGCCCCATTCGCGGTGGGCGATCCACCCGAGGCGGTCGGAGAGCCAGGAGGCCATCTCCGCGTTGGCGACCTCGCGGGGCCCGGCGAGGAGGATGGTCCGGCAGGAGGCGTGCGTACACCAAGATCCCCCACCGCTAGGGCAGGTGGGCCCGTACCAGACCGGGTGGGCGTCGGGGAAGGCTTCCGCAATGGAGACCCCGCGTTCGTCGGCGACGAGTCGCGTCCACGTCGTGAGCGTGTTGCGGAGCCGCTGCCCGACGTCGCTCGCGTAGAGGTTGAGTGGGAGCGGCGTCTCGGCACTCGCCCGGCCTCCGGTGCCGGAGGAGACGCGGTCCTGGCGGGTGAGGGTGGTCTCCAGGTCGCCGGCGTGCAGGGCGACGAACTGGAGGTTGTCCCGCGTCTGTTCGACGCAGGCCGAGCAGCACGGCGCTGAATCGGCGACGGGCCTTCCGCAGCGGTGGCAGGTGTCGTTCATGGTGTCCCCCGTGGACGATCGATGGTACTGGGTCGAGAGGTTCATGCGTGAGCGTCTAAGTCGGTGGCCGGGTTTGCGACCCCAGCGGATGAGGTCGCAAATCCGGCGGCGCGGGTGCCGTGCCCGCGCCGCGCTAGTGGTGCTTCGGGTTGCCGGTGTAGCGGCGTTGCGGTCCGGTCGTCGGCGGTTTCTCCTCGGGACCGGTGAGCGCGTCGGCGAGCGCCTTGAAGGCGGGATTGAGTTCCGCCACGATGTCGCGGAAGGCTTGAGCAAGGAGCTCGACGCTCCCCTTGAACTGCTGGGACCGCTTCTCCTCGTCGCAGACGACGCACGCGCAGGGCTGCTGCGGGACGGGCTTCCAGGTGCCAGAGGTCATGCCCTGCTCCTTCCGTAGTTCGGCCCACCTGCGGGCTTGCAATAGCCGCATGGGTCGGTGTCGGTGCATTCGCGGTCAATGTCCCGGGCGGGCGGGAGCGGGTGGCCCATCTCGGGTGTCCACTCGCGCTCTTCGGTAACGGGGGGTGCGCACCATGCGCAGGTCTCGCCCGGTCCGCACGGGCACCAGCGGACGCCGGTAGCCGTGGGGACCTCGTCGAGTCGCGGCATGTCGTCGGGGACCCACTCGTGCAGGCCGGTCAGTGCGGCGTAGCGGCGGCCGTGGCCCTCTCGGGGGTGGTCGCAGACACGGCAGAGGTCAGTCGGCATCGCGGGCTCCTCTGAAGCGGGACTGACGGTGCTTGGTGACGTGTTCAGTGGCCCAGTCGTGAAGCTCCCACAGACTCGCCGATCCGGCGGTGCAGAACATGACCTCGCTCGTCCCGTTGCACTTGGCGAACCAGCCTCGGTATCCCCCGTCGTCGTAGGCGCGTCGGATCTTGACGCGGCAGTGGGCGTCACATCGGGCCTTGGGCGTGCACCCGCACGGAGCCGGGATCGCCTTCGACTTTTCGTAAAGCTCGCGTGCGGCCTTGCTGATGGCGTCGCGCACGAGGCGCTGGGTCTCGTTCTGCTCAGGCATCGCTGTCTCCTCCGAGGCCGACGAGGCGGGCGGCCGACAGGACTTCGGCGGGCGTCGGGTCGTTTAGGTGCATCGAGCCGCGCACCCCGATCAATTCGATGGAGGTGCCCAGAACCCGGCCGCGGTAGGTTGCGGCGATGTCACCTGCGGGCGTGTGTGACCGCCAGGTCCACATGCCGTGCCGGATCTGGCCGCGCTTGAGCCTTCCGAAGCGCAGGACGATGTCCAGCCCGGCTTTCCTGGCGGCTTCGCGGACGTCAGCCCAGTCGAGTTGGTGCTCGGCGAGATAGAAGTTGATCGTCTGGGCGCACTCGGCGGCCGCGCCGTCCTTCCATGCCTCGGACTGGTGACGCAGGAACGGCCGGATGATCTGGGCCAGCCACGGTTCCGATATCGGCCCCGGTCGGTCGAGTCGTCGGTCCTCGGCGGTCGGTTCGGTGCTCATCGCTGCTCCCCGGGGAACTCATCGGAGCCAACGAGGGCCGATGCATAGCGCTCGTGTCGGGCGAGGACTCGGCGGATCTCGGCCGTGATTTCGTTGTACTCCTCGTCGGAGTAGCCGTGGTCGTGGGCGAGGAGGTCGGCGCCTGCGATGGCGGACGCGACGAGGTCGACGATGCGGTATCGGGCCTCTCGGCGAACCCACTTCTTGTTGTCAGCGCGGTTCATTCGGTGCCTCCGGTTTCGCCGAGGGCGGCGCGGACGTGGGCCACATCAGCTTTCGTGATCCCGAGGCCGACATACAGCGCTTGAAGTCGGCCGTCGACCTCGTCGGCCTGCCTGGCAAGGAGGCCGTTTTCGGTGGATGCATGGTTCAGCGCCTCCATGAGTTCAGCCCGCTCTTCGTCGGCGACACGGCGGGTCTCGGCCAGCTCGGCCCGGAGCCGGTCGACCTCGGCGAGCAGGCCCCGGACGGCCCGGTAGTTCGGGACGATCTCCCACGGGTCGGCGCTCTTGTCGGCGTTGGCGAGGTTGTCGCGGATGTTGGCGAACTCCTCGTCGGTGAGTGGCGTGTCGTCTGTGGGCGGCGTGATGGTCATGAGGTGGACTCCAGTTCAGTCGTCGCGGTCAGGTGGTTGATGAGCTGGGCGCCGATGAACCTGGTGTAGGCCGGCGGGATGGCTTCGGCGATCTCGGACCGTTCAGTGGTCCAGTCGATGCCCATGGCCTGCTGCCATTCGGGGACTGAGCCCTTGCCGCCGCCGTCGCCGTAGACCGCGAACATGTCGCCGTCGTAGCGCTTCCCGTGGCGCCAGCCCGCGACGCGGTGGCCGCGGTGCGTGGGGTGGTGGGGCTGGAGCATCCCCCAGCCGCCGAGTTCGAACAGCCGGTGACGGAACACCTTGAGGCCGAACATGAGCCCGCACAACTCCACGTCCGCCCGCAGCGGTGCGCCCTTGACGTTCTCGATCACGTACGGCCGGCCCACTGTCTCCAGGGCTTCTCTGGTGGCGGGGATCAGATCGACGTGATCGAGCCCGATACCCCGGTGGACGTTCCCTTTCGTGAGGGTGGTGTGCGCCTGGCACGGCGGGGAGGCGTGGATCGCGTCGAACTCGTGCCCGTGCTCGAGCAGGAATTCGACCGCGTCCCCGACGTGGTGTTCGAACGGGTAGTTCGGTTGCGGCGTGATGTCCACACCGACCACGTCGAACCCGGCGAGGTGGTAGCCCATGCCCGCCCCGCCGGCGCACGAGTAGAGGTCAAGCAGCCGCGGCTTACGCATCCCCGCCCTCCAGGTCTTTCGCGGTGGACCGGACGGCTCTGGCGGCGTCGTGGTGTCCGAGGTTGTCGAGGGAAGCAGCGACCTCGATGTAGGCGTGTCGGGTAACGATCCTGGTGATGTCGGCGATCTCGATGTTGTAGAGCTGGGTGGATCCGCCCTTGCCGTGGAGGTAGTGGTCCACGGCTTTCTCGGCGGGGCCCCAACGGCAGTCGCAGGCCCGCCCGGTGCACACGGTGCCTTCGGGGACGGGCACGGAGGGCCAGTACTCGTGGACCTGGTGCCAGCCGAGGCCGTCGGCGAGGAGGCTCTCAACTTCAGCAGCGGGGACGCGGGTGCCCTTCATGCACGGTTCGCCGCCGCGGATGTCCGGGTTGGACTCGATGAGGTCGGCGGGGATCAGCCCGGCCGCCTGTGCGCCTCTGTGCGTCTCTGGCTCACCCGTACCCCTATCCGAACCCGTCCCGGCGGTGTTCGGGGCTCCAGTGTGGGCCTCAGCGGGCGGGCGGGATGTTTCCCGGGTCATGATGCGGCCTCCAGTTCGTCGAGGAGCGAGGATTGGCTGGGGGTGGCCGCGGCCATACCCGTTCCCGTGAACAGGGGGGCCTGTTCGAGGCGCTTGGCAACAAGTTCGCAATAACGTTCGTCAATCTCAACGCCGATTGAGTGGCGACCGAGGATGCGGGCGGCGACGAGGGTGGACCCGGAACCGGCAAAGGGATCGGCAAGGGTGCCGGCTGGGCACTTCGCGATCAGCGACTCCATCAGGCTTACGGGCTTTTGGTGTGGGTGCGTTCGTCCCGCGCTCTCGCTGGCGGGAACGTGGTAGCCGGTGAGGACACCGCTCCCGCGGGCACCCGAAAATCCCGACCCGATGACGTAGATCTCTTCGAAGTTGGGCTTCCACGGAAGCGAGAGGTCTCCCATCCCGGCGTGGCCGCCCTTGTCCCAGACAAGCAACGTCCGCGTTGAGGCGGGACGAGGCCGCTTCCATGTCCCGAACACAAGGGCGGGGCGATCACCCCACAGGTCCAGTACGGCATCCCTGGCTTGGGTGCTGTCATCGTTGGCAATCATCGTGTTCTTCCATGTGGCGTTGCCGCGAGGGCCGCCACCGCTTCGATGTGAGTACCCGTAGGGCGGGTCGGTAACGAGCACATCGGCTTCCGCCCAGGCGGCGACCTCCCGGCAGTCTCCGTGGTAGAGGGTCACGAATTCGTCCTCGTAGTACGGCTCGGCGCGCGTCGGCTCAGTGCTCATCGGCTCATGCCCTTCATCAGCGGCGGGCGCCCCACGCCGAACACGACGACAGCGGACGGGAACGGCGCGTTGTGTGCGGTGCGCTCGTGCTGGCCGCCGAAATGCAGTCGGCCTCTGATGAACCGGATTTCGTCGGCGCGCATCACGTAGTCGTGCCAGTAGGCGGTGTCGGTGCGAGCTGGGATCAGGCAGACCACCACCGCGCCACGGCGGGACTCGTCGTACGCCTTCTTGACCCAGCGGCCGATTTCCCTTCCATAGGGCGGGTTCATGAACACGACCCCGTCCCACGGCTGTGCGAGACCGTCGTCGACGGCAGTGAAATAGCGCGCGCATTTGGCGGTCGCATCGGACGCGCATGGGTCCAGCGTGAAACCGAACTCGGCGTCGAGTTCGTCGTACAGTTCCTGCGGGGTCTCCCAGGCGTCGACATCAGAGGCGAAGACGCCGGGGTTGATGCGGTCTCGGCCGTAGTTCTTCCGAGCCGCTGGCGTAAGTGTGGCCGTGAACAGCGTCGGCTCAGTGCTCATCGGGGGCCTCGATTCCAGGCTCATTGGCGCGCAAGGACTTGATCAGGGCAGTCAGCTGTCCCGCGGCTTCTTCGAGGCCCCGGAGCCGTCCCTGGAATCGCGCGTCCACGTGGGTCCGGTTGCGGCCGAGCCCGATGCGGTAGTCCGAGATGTCGCGGCGGGCGGCCGTCAGCGCTTCGGCGGCGATGACTGGGCGGACAGCTTCGGCGGCTTTGACGCAACGGCCACGCCAGGCCTTGCAGTCCTCCGGTGAGCCTTCGCAGATCGCAACGTGGATCGCCTGTTCGGCTTCGGTCAGATCGGTGGGTTCGGACATCAGGACTCCTCAGGAGGTGTGGCGTTGAGGGAGCGGGCGCGGTCGATCTCGGCGAGGTACGCCCGCATGAGGTCCTGCGGCATCCGCTCCCGGCAGTCCGGGCCGATACCGATCGCCCTCGACGTCCCGTCGCGGAGGAACCGGCCGCAGTTGCAGCAGTGATTGGTGAGCGCCGCGTAGGCGCGCATCGCGGCCTGCGGGTTGGCAGCGATCGCGGCGCGGACGCGGCCGTGCCACTCGGTAACGGCGTCGAAGTACTTCCGCATCCAGGCGATGTACTCGTCGTCGCCGGGGCGGCCGGGGACATCTCCACGACGGGCCTGCGGGCCGTAGCGGGTGCCCTTCGGCGGGCGCGCATTCGTCTTGCCGTCCTTGACGTGCCAGAGCGTCATGAGCGCCGGGGCGTCGGGGTCCGGCACGGCGTAGTAGCCGTCCGGCAGCGCGGTGGGTTCGGGGGACATCAGCGGGACTCCCCGATGCGCTCGTACGTCTCCGCGAGGACGTCCTCAGCGATCGGATAGAACTCGCCCTTCACGCCACGGATCACCCACTGCCCGGTGTAGACCAACACCCACGTGGAGTGCAGGACGTCGAACACCGACGCGGTCGCTTCGGGGTCCTCGCTGTTGGCGCGGTCATCACCGCTGGTTGCGTAGAACTGCCCCTCGGTGAAGGTGTGCAGCTCGTCCTCGTTGTCGCCGGTCCACTGGACGGCTTCGATCTCGACGGGCTTCTTGCGGAATCGCGTGCTCATGCTTCCTGCTTTCGGTTCTGGTTGATCTGGGAGAGGACCTGACCGCCAGGTCATTCGGTCGTTGCTTTCTCAGGGATCTGCTTGAACTGCGAGACGAGTCGGGTCGGGTCATCGCCGACGGCGCCGGCGAGCGGCTTCGCCTGTTGCTCGGGGCGCTTGTCGCGGTCCCGCTTGTACTGGCGGGCGACCTCGCGGGCTCGTCGCAGGTTGTCGGGGATGTCGGCTTGGTGCGGGTCTTCGGTGACCTTCTTCTCGGCGATGCTGTCGAGGACGGGCTGCACGATGGCCTTGCCGCGGGCGGCCTTCTCGACCCACTCCTCGGCGGTCGGAACCCGGCCGCCGACCGCGACCCGGGCGGGGATCACATCGGGGCGTTCCGCGGCGATCCGGCGGGCGTTCTGGATGGCCTCCTGGTACTTCCGGAGGTAGTCCGGGTCGTCGGGGTCCAAGGCCTCGATGACGGCGTTCTCCACGCGGGAGGCGTTCGCGAGTCCCTTGCTGCGGTGGCGCTTCACGATCTCGACGACGTGCCCGGGCTTGATCCAGACGTCCGGGTTGTTGCGGTAGTGCTCGCGCACGGCGTCGATGGCGTCGGCCTGCGTGATGTCCTTGAGGTCGTACGCCCAAGTCGTGGCGACCGCCTGCGACGGCGGGCGGTTGTCGTAGGCCGCGGCGACCGCGAGCACGTATCCGGCTTCCTCGATGTTCACGACGCCGCTCCCATCTGCGCGCCGAGCACGATCCATCCGGCGGCGCGTTCGTCGGTGACCGACGTGGACGTGCCGCGGCGGTACACCTCGGACCCGGTCTGGGCCTTGACGATCCGATTCGGCAGCCACGAGGGCTTGTCCAGGACGTTGTCGGCGACCATCGACGCGAGGGCGGACCGGATGATGTCGGGTTCGGTGTTCTCGTCGAGGGCGGTCTTGATCTCGCGGGCGAAGTGGCCCTTCACCCTCCCGGTGAGGGTGACCTTGCGGGCGGTGCACTTGTCGATGAGTTCGCCGAGGATCGCGCCGGCGTCGTCGCGACGGATGTCAATGACGTTGTCGACGACCGCGACGTCCGTGGAGTGCTGCTCGGGAACGTCGATGAGGGGTTCCTGCGATGGCGGCGGCGAAGCCGACGACGTGTCAGGGGTTATCCCTGTTCCCTGTTCCCTGTTCCCTGTTCCAGCACCCATCTGCGTGCCCGCTGCACTTTCTTGCATGGTTTCGTGTGCAGACAGGCTTTCGAGGGGCTGACCTGCGGAAAAGGGCGGGTACTTGGCGTCGCCTCTCCGGTAGGCCGCGGCTTGGTGCTTCTCCCAGTTCGTGACCTCGTAGTAGGCCTCGCCGTCGACTGCATAGAGGCGGATGTGTCCTGTCGCAGCCAGCACGTCGATGAATGCAGAAACGTGCAAGAAAGTGATGTCGTCGTCCAGGGGCCAGATCGCCCCCTTCAGGAGCCTCGCGTCGGCGATGCCGCGGCCGTGGTCGTCGGCCTCGCACCACATCCCCTCGAACGTGGTCCGGGCATCCCTGGGGCACTTCGCCAGCGACCGGGACGTGAACCGGGTCGGCTTCAGTGTGCGGATACGGGACATCAGCCCTCCTCGGTGATGATCATTTCGAGCACGCCCCGCGGGTAGTCGCTCCGCGAAACGGGCTTGCCGGGCCGGATCGTCAGCGACAGCAGGAACCTGTCCGTGTCGTTGGGGAGCACGCCCGCGTCGACCACGCCGTCGACGGCGGCCTTGATGGTCGGGTAGCGGTTCTGGGCGTCCGTGTCGGTGCGGCGGTCGGCGCGGTGCACGACCGCGGTGATGGAGGCCCGCTTGAGCGCGGGGACCTTCGCAGCCTTGGCCGCCCAGGCGGCGGCCTGCCGCCAGTCGCGGGTGGGGCCGGAGCGTTCAGCCCAGTGCCCGTGCCGGTCGTTCGCGTTCAGCCACTTGGCCGGGGCCGGCACAGCCACGGTGTAGGACCGGCCGCGCCCCTCCAGGAGGTCGTACAGGGCCGACAGTTCGATGTCGGTGATCGAGGAGACGGTCTTGCGCATCATGCCGCCACCTCCCTGCGCCCGCACTGGAGCGCACTCCGAGTGCGGACGACCGACCGCTGCGTGATGCGGATCCGCTTCGCGATGTCAGCCGAGGAAAGCCCGGCTCTGGTGCCGGCGAGGATCGCCAGGCGACGCTCAGCGGACGTCAGGTGCGCTTCCTGCCCTTGGAGGGCCTGGCGGACGGCCACGAGGTCGATGAGGTTCCCGTCGATCTCCACGGCGCTCTGAACCGGCGGGGCGCCACCGTTGACGAGCCAGGTCGCCAGGGTTGCGGCGACGGTCTCGGTCTCGACCGGCTGCGGGACACCCAGGCGGGTCCACGCGGTCAGGGCCGACACGGGCTCGTCGACGGGGACGAGGGCGGCGAGGAGGACCGCCATCACCCGGACCCGGTCCTCAGGCAGGGACGCCAGCCACGGCCCCCACTGCCCTGGGGGTTCCTCATGGACTCTGCGGATCAGCGGCAGGCAGTACTGCTGGAGGGTGTCCTCGGCGAGCTCGTCGCGGTTCATGACGCCACCACCGTCCGGCCGCCTTCGTCGTCCAGGAGGACCCACCCGTAGCAGGTCCGCACCGGAGTCTCGGCGGGGTCGAAAGCGCCCTTCACGGACCACCCGAGGGCGTACGCCTCCTCAGGGCTGTGGTGGATACGCCCATGACAACCAGTGGTCCCCGAGCCGCACACGTGCAGTCCATTGGAGGCCGACCATTGGCCGCCCTGGGACCGGTTGACGCGGTGCTGGAAGTTGGTGGCCCGACTGGCTCCGCAGACCTCGCAGACGTCCCCGGAGCGTTCACGAACCAGCCGGCGCGCGGTCTTCTCGTCCTTCTTCACTGCGCCTCCCTCGGGTGGTAGCGGTCGATGTGGCGGGAGGTCCAGGCGTACGTGTTCCGGGAGTTGATGCACCGGTAGGTGAGCCCGCACGGCGGCGGGCAGCAGGCGGTCCACATGGTGTCGATGACGCCAGAGGCGGAGACGTCGGCGGTGCGGCGGAGGGACATCTTCGGCTCACTCACCGGTCTCACCCCCGGCCAGCTCCAGCAGGGGCGAACCCGCGAGGAGGCCGCGCATCTTGGCCTTCGCCTCAGGCGTGGGCCGGGCCGTGATGTACGTCGAGCCCTGCGCGATCTCCACTCCCGGGATGACCTCGCCGGTGGCGACGTCGACAGGGTCGCCGGCGGCCGTGGCGGCGTTCAGGAGGCGCAGTTTCAAGTCCGAGTCGATGACGGTGATGGTGGTGACCGCGTCGGGGTAGTTCTTGGTCACCCACGCCTCGAACGCGTCCGCGTCGACCACGGCGGCCTTCGCCTTCCCCACGGCCTTGGAGACGGTGGCGAGTTTCGTGCCGTCCTCGTCGACCACGTCGAGCGTGCGGGTGCCAGTCCGCTTGCACTCCTCCAGCAGCTCGGCCTTGAGTTCCTTCTCGATGTCCTTGGTCTGGTTGGCGACGAGCCCGACGGCGACGGTGCGGCGGGCGAGGTCCTGGATTTCGGTCATTCGGTGGCTCCGTTCTTGGCGGCGCGCGCCTCGGCGCCGTAGCGGGTGATGAGTTCGCCGAGGGATTCGATGTCGCCGTTCTCGTTCTCGATCTGCGCGCCGAGCATCTGGCGGCGCTTCACCTCGGCGTGCAGGGCACGGAGGGCGTCGACGTCGGCGGCGGCTTCCACGGCCTTGTCGCGGTACTCGTTGGCGTCGGGCAGCTCCACACCGCCGTCCAGCCAGTCCTGGATCTGCTTCGCCAGGTCGGCATCCGGCCGCGGGATGACGGCATTGGAGAGGTCGACGCAGCGGGACTTGGTGACGACCAGGGTGTTCTCCTGGTCCAGGTCGCCGACGATGTCGAACTCGTACTCGATGCCTTCGCGCTGCTCGGGCTTCATGCCGACCTTCCGGGGGGTCTTCTTCCCGCGGTCGTTCTCCTCGATCACCCACTCCGTCTTGGTGCGCATGGTGACGATGACGTGCCCAGGGAACGCCAGGAGCGCTTCGATCAGGGCCCGCTCCCAGGGGCGGACGGTCTTCCACCCGGCGAACTGGTTGCGGTTGGCACCGCCGGAGTTGGACTGGTCGACCAGCTCCAAGATCCCGCCGAGGCCAGACCAGTAGTGGGTGAGGGAGTCGACGACGACCGCGCCGTAGCCGGCCGCCGCGGCGTGCCCGAGGATCTCGGCGAGGCCGCGGGGGTCGAACTTGGCGGGCGTGACGGTGTCGAACACGAACCCGTCGCCGGACTTGCCGGGCGCGTACTTCGACGCGGAGCCGTGCTCGGTGTCGACGAGGGCGACCTTGTCGGCGAGCGCGGTAGCGAGGGTCAGGGCGGTGTACGTCTTCCCCGAACCTGCGGGGCCGCACAGGGCGATCCGGGCCTTCGCGGCTTCGCGGGTGGCGGGTGCGAACGGGTTGGTCATCAGAACGGCGCTTTCTGGTTGATGGGCGTGAATCCGTCGGGCCCGTAGATCACGGGCTCCTCGGGCGGGTTCTCCTGCTCGTCCTCGTTCACCGCTCCTGCGCTCCGTTCAGGAGCCGGCGGGCCACCTCGGGGAGTTCGTCGACGGCCAGGCCGCTGTCGAGGTCGTCCAGGAGGCCGTCCACGATCGAGTCCAGGACGGACTCTGGGGCTTCGCCGGTGATGGGTTCGATGACGAACTCCACGAGGACGGATTGCAGGACGGTCTCGAGGGTGTCGGCGCGGCGCTTCGCGGTCTCGAACGCGAACTGGGCGACGTCTTCAGCGGCGATGGCGTTCATCGCGCGCAGCTCGGCGTCGGCCAGGCGGCGGCGGAGTTCGGTGGTCTCGTCCTCGGCGGTGGTGTGCCACTTGGGGGCGTTCAGGATGTCGGTCATGGCTGTCTCCTAGAAGGGCTTGAAGTTCGGGTCGTCCCACGGGACGGTGGATTCCGGCTCGGGATCGGCCGGGGGGAGGGCGTCGAAGTGCGCGATCGGCTCGGTCTTGAACTCGATCGGCTCGGAGCGGCAGACTTCGACGGTGCAGCCGAGCGCGGCCAGGCGGCGGGCGCGGGCCTCGGCGCCTGAGCGGGACAGGAACCGGCGCTCGGCGGGGAACCGGCGGACCCAGTAGGAGCCGGGAGAGCCGTCGGGTTCGCGGGTCCCGCTGTCTTCCCAGTCGCCGTCGCAGTCCTTGTCCGCCCCTTCGGGATAAGTGATGTCGAGCTCGTAGATGCGGATGGTCCTCATGCCGCCACCGCCCGAACGTCCATGAGGTCGGCGGCGCGGTTGATCGCGGCGATCATCTGGCCCGCGTTGGCGCCGTTCGGGTAGTGCAGCTGGATCTGCGCGAACGTCGCCAGCACGGTCGAGTTGAGGGTCTTCAGCTCGTCCTCGGTGAGGTAGTTCTTCGCGACCTTCGAGGACTCCTTCGTGAACCCCTCGGACCGCTTGAGCCGGTCGCCGGTGAGCTGTTCGCGGGTCTCGCGGATGCGGGAGGCCGTAGCGCCGAACAGGCGGACGTACAGCGTGTTCTGGACCATGCGGTACTCGTCGGCGACGGCCCCGCCGAGCTTGAGGGAGTGCAGGATGGCTTTGTAGTCCATCCGCTCTTCCAAGCGGCGCTGCGCGAGCGCGGACAGCTTCTCCCGACCAGCTTCGATCTGCTCGTCGGTGATCGCCTTCTCGTTGACGACCATCCCGTCGCGGCGGAGCGCGGGGATGACCTCGTGGGTGATCCACCGCCGGAACGGCTTCACTTTCTCGGAGCGGCTGATCAGCATCAGCGCGTAGAGGCCGGCCTCGCTGACGACGGCCATCTTCCGGGGTCCGCGATTCGTGTCCACGGCCATGGACGCCTTCTCGTCGTCGTCGAGCTGGGCGAACGCGTCGCGCGGCTTCTTGATGCCGATCGCGGCGCACACGTCCCCGTTGACGAACCAGTGCTCGCCGCCAGCGGCGAAGGAGCGGATGTCCTGGGACGTCTCGGGGAACTTGAACTGCGCGAGATTGTCGGTGCTCACTGGTCCTCCTGCTGGGTGTCGGTGGGTTCGGGCGGCGGCGGGGGAGGCGTGTGCTTACGTCCTCCGCGGCGGCCGGGACGGCGGCGGCGAGGCGGGGTCACTACTCCTCTCCTGCCTCGTCGCGGGCCTGCCAGCAGTCGTCGCAGATGCCCGAGCGGGCCTCGTCTCGGCTCAGAGGCTGGTCGCAGCTCTCGCAGTCGTCGTACGTCCAGTGGTCGTTGTTCATGTCGGTCTCCTTCTGTGGCCGCGGGGTCGCGCCGAGCAGCTGGCGCGACCCCGCGCGGTTTCAGGTCTGGTCGAGCCGCGCGAGGCGGCGCGTGAGTCGTCGGATGGAGAGCGTCTGGAGCTCGTCCTCGTACGGGCGGAGGGCCCGGCGGTCGTAGATCGCCGCGATGTCGGGATCCGTCTCGCCGCGCAGCAGACGCTCGGCCTCGTCGAAGTGCAGACCCAGCGGGTCCTCCAGCAGCGGCAGGAGGTCAGTGGGTTCATCGGCCCAGCGGGACCGGGAGCGCTTCGCGGCGACCGCGATGGCCGTCAGGACGATCACGGTGGAGACGACGGAAGCGGCGAGGATCATGTGGAGGTCGGTCACGACGCCCTCCGATCAGCCCGGTACCACTCGACCCACAGGTAGGCGGTGAGCAGGACCAGGGCGACCCGAAGGACGGCGGTGGCCATCAGGGGCAACCCGTCGATGCGACCCGCCAGGGCGACAGCCGAGGCGACGGTGAGGACCATCAGGCCGATGAACAGGAAGCGCGAGATCACGGTGCTCATCGCGCACCCCCGTCCGGGTTGAACCCGTACTCGCGGTCGCCGACGGCCTCGTCCCAGACGCCCCTGAGGGCATCGGCCCGGTCGGTCTGGTGCTCCACCAGCTGCGAGGCATACTGGCTGCGGACGCCGTTCGCGGCGGCCGACAGGCGCTCCAGCGCCCCGAAGGTGTGCGCGAGGTGGTCGTACGCTTCGGACCGGCCCTGCTCGGTGGTGAGGTCGCGCGATTCCCACGCCGCGGCGTGCCGTTTCGCGGACGCCAGCAGGTCCTCGAGGTCCTGCATCGAGTGCTGGTTCATCGCGCCACCTCCGGGAAGGTCTCGCCGCAGCGGTGGCCCAGGCTCGCTTCCACGTCGAACATGGGCTGGCGGGCGTCGGCCTCCCACAGGGCGTGGGCGACCTCGAGTCGGTGGTAGTCGCACACGAGGCGGTCGCCGATCCGGTACGTCGCGGCGGCCTGGCAGTCCAGGGCGTCGACGCGGGCGACCTGCTCGAGCGGGTGGCCGTAGACGCGGGTCACCGGGGCCGGATCTTGCTGTGCCTCTGCGGTGTCGGTAGGCTGGTAGGTGATCACTTTGGGACTCCTTCTTTCTGCATGTGTCCCGGGAGATCGCGCCTCAGCCGTGGTAGCGGCTGGGGCATCTCTCGTTTCTGGCTTGTGGTGCCCCTCCGTCCCCCGTGGCCGGAGGGGCCTATGAAGTTGTCGCCGCGTCCCCCGATCGCGACGCACCCGGCCGGGCCATGCCGGCGGGAGTTCTAGGCGGCGCGGACGTGCTTGGGAGGCCGGAGATCGGAGACGGTGAGGCCGTGGCGAGCGAGCGCCGTCTGGAGGATGTGGGAGGCGCGGGAGAGGCGTACCGGGTCGTCGAGACCGAGCCTCGGAGGTCCGTCGGAAGGGTTCGTCGGTCGCGGCGGGGCGGCGGGGCGGTCGCCGTCAACTGCGGTCATTGCTGGCCTCCAGCTCAGATTCCGGGCACCAAATGCGGCTGTCGTGCTTGACGAACGTCAGCCATCCCTTGTCCCGCCAGCGGTAGGCGGTCTTCCGGCAGATGCCCAGCCGGCGCTGGGCTTCCCTGAGAGGAACGTGCACTCGGCCGGCCTCATCGGTATAGGTCGACCGGCCGTTGGCTGTGGCATTCATGTCACAACCTTAGGAGGGTGTGACATGAATGTGACATCCACCGAACGGTCAGGTTGTGCCAACCGTTCGTATGAGTTGGTGTCACATGAATGTGTCATATCATGGTGCGATGGCTAAACCCCGGCACAGCGAAGTCCGTCGTCGAGAGCGATGGAGGGCCGCTGAGGAGAGACGTAAACGTGACACGTCGCCTACCCGACAGCGAACCAAGGGCTCCCGCTCATACCATGTGGTGGTGACACATAAACGTGACACTCCGGAGCCGGAGGCCGCCCCCACACTCGAACAGACGCGGGTGGCGCAGTGGTTCGGCGGAGTCGTCGAGGAGAAGGAAGCCCAGGGCTGGTCGCGATCGAAGATCGCCGATAAGGCGGGGCTGTCACGGAAGGACTTCTATCGCTACCTCGATCCCGCGCAGGCGCCGAAATCGCCCCGCTCCGCGACGATCCGAAGGATCTGCGAAGGTTTGAAGGTCGACTACGCCGTCGCCACTGAGAAGCTCGGCTGGGGCAAGGACGGCTCCACAGCCGGCACGCCTGCCACAAAGGACCTAGGGGAGTACATCCGCCGGACTCGTGAGCTGGCAGAGCATGAGGGGACCTCTGAGCGTCGTCGTCGCGAGCTCCTGGAGCGGGTGGAGGCCGCGGAGCAGTCCCTGCGGATGGCCGCCAGCAACCGCCTCACTGCTCAGCAGATGGAGCGCGCCGCCGAGGCCCTGTTGCGGCAAGTCTTCGAAGAGAGCGACGAAGAGTTGGGACACTGAGGTGTCGGGAACCCGACAGGTCAACTATCGGGTGCGAGGTTGCAACGCGGCGGGCAGACGTGCTATCCGTTCGGATGATGGCATACGTCACATGTTATGGCTACACTGGGTAATCCGGCACTGACTGACCCCCACGTCCTGTCGTGCAAAAGCAAGGTTCCCGCCATGACTGCACCCGAGAAACTGACCGTAACAATCCCAGTGCCCGCCGCATGGCACACCATCATCGGCATCTGCCTCGCCGCCACCGCAGCGACGGTCTTCATCATCCACTCCCAACTCCCAGGAGGCTCCCACCACCGCAGCACCACCGCAACCGTATCCATCGTCGCAGCCTGCACCACCATGGCCTACTGGCTGTGGTGCGTCTTGCAGGGCATCCGATCGTCGCAGAAATCGCTCGTGGAAGCCATCGCCGAAGCCCGAGGCGAGGCTCAACAGCGCCAAGAACGAGTCCTCGCCGCGTTCGAGGAGATCGGAAACCGGCTCTCCGAACTGAGCGAAGAGATCGGTGAGAATCGCGGGGCCATCAAGGATCTCGCCGACCGGCTCGAAGAAGTCGTCCGGGCGGTCGAGGAGTTGGCCGGAGCGGTCGAGGCACTGCAAGACCTGTACATGAAGGACGGCCACCCGGAGGAACCACCGGGCGAGCCGGAGTAGACATCGAGAGGCCCCGTTCCCAATCAGGGAACGGGGCCTCTGCCGTACACTGGGGAAACGTTCATTCCGGGGTCGCCGCGCTCGCTTACTGCTTGACGGTCAATGTCCTGCCACATGTTGTTTTAAGAACAAAGCATGGGCTAGGATCACTCCATGAGCCCGTCCCCCAATGCCGTGGTGGCGATCTACTGCCGCATCACCATCGACAAGTCCGGACGCCGCGAAGGCGTTGAAGTTCAGGAGCGCTACGGCCGCGCCTACGCCGCGCAGCACTGGCCTGGGATGCCCGTCGAGGTCTTCGCCGACAACCACATCACCGCCGCCGACCCCAAGGTGGTCAGGCCCGAGTTCGAACGCCTGCGCAGATGGCTGCGCGACGGCATGGTCGCCCATATCTGGTGCATCGAGCAGTACCGGTTCGTGCGCCAGGAACTGGAGTGGTTCACCGTCGCCATCGAGCTCGACGACGCTGGAATCCACGAGATCCACACCCGCAACGACGGCATCGTCCGCGTCGACGACGACGTGGCTGGCCTGAAAGCGGTACTCGGCGCAGGGGAGGTCCGCCGCGTCAAGAGGCGGGTCAACAACCGCGTCCGCGACGATGCGATGCGCGGGCTCCCGCCGGCGGCAGTGCCGTTCGCCTACCGGCACGTCCACCCGCCCGGGAAGCCGCGGACATACGAGATCATCCCCGAGCGGGCCGAAGCGCTCCGGTGGGCAGCGGACATGGTCCTGAACTCGGGGTGGGGGCTCGCGCGGGTCCTCACCGAGTTCAAGGCCCGGGGATTCACGGGGGTGCGGCGCCGCAAGATCGTTGACCCCATCAGTGGTGAGCCGGTCATTGACATCGCCACCGGCGAGCCGATGACCGAAGACACCGCCCTCACCGCGGCCACAATCCGCAAGGCGCTGCTCAGCCCCACCAATGCCGGGCTACGGATCTACCGGGGCGAAGTCGTCGGGAAGGGGAACTGGGACCCCATCTTCTCCGAAGAGACCCACCACCGGCTCCGCGCGCACTTCGGGGCCCCTCGCCTCCTTCAGGGGTCAGACGGCCGCATCTACCCGATGGACCCCGATCGCCACACCGGCAGGTCCGTGCGGCGATACCTGCTGTCGGCCGGGCTCGCCGTCTGCGCGGTTTGCAGCGCACCGTTGACGGCGGCCCAGCGCAAGACCAGGAAGGGCGACGTCATTCCCTACTACACGTGCCATCCCAACCGCGGCGGAAAGGGATGCGTCGGCATCCAGGGGCAACCCCTGGAGGACCGGGTGGTGGAGTTGCTGTTCGAGGAGATTTCGAAGCCGGGTCGCCTTGATGCGTTCCTCAGGGACGACTACGCCGAGCGTCGTAAGGAGCTGTCAGACGAACTGGGTGCGATCGACGTACGCCGGGCGGAGCTGGCGGAGATGTGGGGCGCTCGCGAGGTGACCACCGAGGAGTGGAAGGCGATGCGCGCCGGGTTGGAGCAGGACGAGGCGCGCGCCCGGGCCGAGCTGGCGTCGACCCCGCCGCCGCCAGAGGGGTTCGACGCCGAGGCCCTGAAGGACCCGCGGGCCTGGTCGCTGATGGAGATCCAGGAGCAGCGCGCGTTCCTGCGGCTGTTCGTGAAGCAAGTCGTCATCAAGCGTGCAGCCCCGCCCTATCAGCGGTTCGACACGACCCGCATCAAGATCGTGTGGGCATAGACACGCCGCCCGGACGAGACCGGGCGGCGGCCTTGTTCCTGCCGTAGCAGGTTCCCCTCTCCATTGTGCACTGTAGGAAAGCGGCCCGGCTGACCAACCCCCATCAGCGCCGGGCCGCTCCATCCGCGCCACTCGGCGACGGACGACTATTCGGGATACCCGCCCAAGATCGACTTGAGGCGGCGGCATCCCCCTTGTGAGTGATTCCCGGCCCCGCACGAGCCTGGGGGCTCGTCCACCACGCGGGGCCGGGAGTGGGCCGCCGCCCCCTCATCGGTGCGGCGGCCCCTCGGGAGGCAGGCCTAGGAGGACCGGGACGACGGCCGCAAGTACGCCGGCCGAATCCGTTTCGCCTGAGCCTGCCTGCGGGCACGGAGGACCGCGGTCGCCAGCAGGAACGGCGCGCATGTGCCGGCCGGGATGTGGAGCCCGTAGTGGCGGAGATGGAACCCGCACCACCCGTCTTCATCCGCGGCGTGCATCATCTGGGTTTCCTCGGCGGCGTTCACGGCAGCGGCTCCTGGTGGTATCTGCGGAGCCTCTCGCGGAACTCCCGCTCCTGCCAAGCCCGCCACTCCTCGAACGTGGCCGGCTGCTTCGAGCGGCGGCGGAGACGGTACAGCAAGCGACGGATCATGACCCGGTCTCCATCTTCGGCCGCGCCATGGCCGTATAGAACTTCGTGTCCCAGTGGTCGCGTTTGTACTGCTCGAGCGCGAGGCACCCAGACCGATTCCAGTCGATGAGGTGCCTGGATTGGGACTCGTCGTAGCGGATGCTCCCGTACTCCTTGGGCGGCTTCCCGTGGGGGGTAACGACGATGCGGGCTCCGCGGTCGCCGGTGTCCTCGAGGGCCATCAGGTAGCCCTCGGTCCGCCATGAGGCGATCACAGGGCTCGGGTCTTGATCCGGTGGGCTGGTTTCTCGTACGCTGGGTGTGCTCATCAGAGGCTCCATCTCTGGTGTTGCGAGGGCCCCGCAGAGTCACGTCTGGCGGGGCCTTCGTTGTGCGGGCCGCCGACCGGGATGACTGGATGCGTCGTGGTCGGCGGCCCTAGTTCGACGGTAAGGCGTCAACCACCTGCTAGGGAAGAGGAAACGCGCAATCCGTTTTGGAGCCTCCGTCGTGGAGCTTGAAATATGGAAGCCGTCATGCGACGCTAGACACATGTCAGAATCACAGCCCACCATCGCCCGCAAGACCATGGGCCGGACCTTCGAGCGGCACCGCGAGGACCGCGGACTATCCCGCGCAGAGGCCGGCCGTGCTATCGGGTACTCGGGCCAAACCATCCAACGCATCGAAGAGGGGACCCAGGCCACCAGGTCCATCGTTGTCGAGAAGCTCTGCGAGCTGTACGGCATCGACTCCGCCGAGATGAGCCACCTGACCTCGCTGGCGGCTCGAGGAAAGGAACGGGGCTGGTGGGAGCCGTACTTCGACATCTCTGTCGGAGAGACCTCCAGGCCCCGGATCCCGCTGTTCCTCGAGACCGAGCAGGCCGCCCGCCAGATCTGGGTGCTCGAGACCGAGGTGATCCCCGGCCTCCTCCAGACCCCGGAGTACCTCCGCCAGCTCCAGTCGGTGCAGCTCGCGATGCGAGAGGAAGTCTCCGAGTCCTGGCGGCGCTTGCGCACGCACCGGCAGCAGCTCCTCTATTCGCGCAGCCCGCTGCCGCGGCTAGAGTTCCTGATCGGCAAGGCCGCCGTCGACTACCTCGAGGCCATGCCCGCGGCCGTTCGGGACGAGCAGTGCGCCCGCCTGCTCGAGGTCGCCGGCATGGCCGGCGCGTCGATCCGGGTGCTCACGAGGATCCACGCCGCCACGGCGGGTGCCTTCAACCTCCTCTACCCCGGTGACGACGGCGAACCCTTCGTCTTCACTGATGGGGCGGATGGGTGTCGCTACATCGAGCAGCCGCGCCTAGTGTCTATGTACGAGCAGATCTTCGAATCGGCTCGCGACATGTCCATTCCGATAGAGGAGTACCTGAGATGAACACAGAGTGGCGGAAGTCGAGCCGCTCGAGCAGCCAGGGCAACGGCGACTGCGTCGAGGCCCGAGCCTCTGAAGGCGGATTCCAGGTGCGCGACTCGAAGCTGGGGGAAGAATCCCCGGTGTTCGATCTCGCGCCTGAAGAGTTCGTGAGCGTGTTGCGCGCCGCCCAGCGCTGACCTGTCTACGACCCGGCAGAACGGCACTGGACGACGCTTAGAGACGCATCCGTAACGATCGTAGCGGCTCTCGGTGACAACCGGGAGCCGCTTCGTGTTCACCCCCGTGCGCGCTTGGCTGCTCTCACGGTGACCGATCGGAACACCCAGGTGTTGCCAGCCTTCCGGCCGAGGAGTTGCCCATTGGCGGCCATCTTGAGGATCGCCTGCCGGGTGACGCCGAGTTCGGCGGCGGCCTCGGTGACGGACATGAGCGGCGGGAGTTCGGGGTCGTGTGGGATGTTCGGCATGTACTCAGTCTATGGCTACAGTTGTCGTTTGGCAACCATCAGGGTCGCCTCATCCGAACGGATGAATTTCCAGTTCCATGCCGCCATGAGTTGCTAATTGACAACCAAGGGGATACGCTTATGGCGTACCCCGGAAGGAGCCCCCCCATGACCGCCATCGAAATCCCCCAGAACCTCACCACCACCATCAACGCCTACGCCGCCGCGCGAGGCATGGACCCGGCCGCCGCCGTCGAACGCCTCCTCACCGAAGCCCTTGAGGCCAGCGACCAGAGCAGTGCCCCCCAGGACCTCGCCGGCCGCATCCGTGACGCCTACCTCCAGGTCACCCCCGCCATGGGACGCTGGGTGTCGCTCACCGACCTCCGCCCCCTCCTCGCCGGAATCAACCGCAAGGTTCTGGACGCCGAAATCCTCCGGCTGCACGTCGCCCAGGACCTCACCCTCATCCCCGAGGAGAACCGCCGCAGCATCACCCCCGAAGACCGGGCCGCCGCGATCGTCGTCGGCGGCGAACCGAGGCACCTCCTCTCGATCAACCGATAGCGCCACCGGGCCCCGGGCAACCGGGGCCCCGAAAGGACCACCATGACGACCTTCTCCGAAACCATCACTGCCGATATCCGCGCATACGCCGAACGCGAGGGCACGACTTTCGATGACGCCGTGGCCACCCTCGTGCGCTACGGCCTCAGTGCCGTCTACGAGCACGAGCGGTTCCTGGATTCCCTGAAGCCCAAGCCGTATCGGATCGAGTACTGCGCGCCCGACACGGACGACGACGGCGAACCGGCTCTCACCGATTACACCGAGAGGCTCGCTGTCGCGACGCTCGACGACGCCCGCAAGGCCCTCTGCGACATCGTGGACGCCGACGAGGACACCAGGGCCGCAGTCATGGGCGCGCCGATCGGCCACGTGCTCGCCATCGGCGGTCGCTACTACCGCATCACCAAGACCGCCGCCGAATAGCAACGGGCGGCCCGGGTCACCTTCCACAGATCCCCGGGCCGCCCTCTCCCATCCGAAACAGGAGTAAGCCAATGGTAGACACTGCTACCCGCACGCCCGCCATCACCGCACAGCAGCGGCAGGCCAAAGCCCGCAACGACTGGCTCCGCAGCTACCGATCCGGCAAGCCCCTCTCCGGCGCCAAGCTGGCCGCGAAGTACGGCCTCAAGGAGGGCTGGGGCCAGCTGCGCATCCGAGAGGCCCGCAAGATGATCGCCGAAGGATCCAGCCCGGTCACCGTGCGACTGCCCGACGACGCTGAGGCGCGCAGCCTGCCCCCCGCGACCACCCCGCCCAGCCTCCCCGAGACCCGAACTCCGTATGCGGAAATCGCAGAGCCGAGCGCCCCGATTGCGGAACCCGCAACGGCAGACGTGGACCCGCAGGCGTCGCTCCGGCCCGTGAGGGTCTGGCCGGTGTGGCTCCTCATGGCCCCCGCCGCCGTCGCCATCTGGGGCGGCTGGGTCGGCCTCGGGGAGCTCGCCGGGTTCGGGCCCGTCCGGCTCCTCCCCGGCATCGCTGACCAGGTCGTCATCAACACCGCGATCACGTTGCCCATCGGCATGGAGGTGTACGCCGCCTACGCCCTCTACGTGTGGCTGTCCGGTAAAGCCCGCGGCAAGGCACGGAGGATGGCGCGAACCTCAGCGATTGCCGCACTGATTGTTGGCGCTGCCGGGCAGATCGCCTACCACGTGATGGCCGCCGCGGGAGTCGGTGTCGCGCCGTGGTGGATCACCGCTGGCGTGGCTTGTCTGCCGGTGGCAGTGCTCGGGATGGGCGCGGCACTCGCCCACATGGTCCGCGCCGACGAGTAGGCACGACGAAACGCCCCCGCTCCGAGTGGAGCGGGGGCGTCGCGCTTGATCTACTTCGCGGTGATCGTCCAGGCCCCGTCAGCGGTGACCGTGACCAGACCAGGGCCGGCGCTCGCGGCCACTTCACCCTCGTAGGCCCCGGTCTCGTTGACCAGCAAGGCCATCTCGAAATCGGCGTCGGTATGGTAGCTGACCCCGAAATGGTTCTCCCCGTCGTGGGTGATCGCCCACGTGGCGGCATCCCCCTCGTACCGGAACACTCCATCACCCTTGCCGGACTCGGGCAGTTCGGGTGCAGTGGAGAGCGGGGCGAGGGTCAGCGTCCAGTCCCCTCCTGCGGCGATCTCGAGTCGGACGGGCTCCCCGCCGATCTCGTGCATCCCCAGGGCGGTGACTCCCTCGTAGGCGCCGATGGAGTTCACCAGGAGGTCCCCGGTGGACTCGTTGCTGGCGTCCAGGGCACTGATGGAGAAGTGGGAGTCACTGGTGGAGGAGGCGGTGACCATCGCTTGCGTGACACCCTCCGGGAGGTCGATCACCCCGTCACCGTTCCCGGAGTGCTCGACCGGGTCGAACTGCGGGTAGGCCTCGGCGAAGTACTCGCCGGCGTCTTGGGGAGCCTTCCCGTCCTCCCCGGAGTCGTCGGTGCTGGGGGCGGAGCAGGCGAGGGCGACGAGGGCCGCTACGGCTATGGCGGTCCAGTGGGCAGGGCGGATCGTGGTGCTCATGATGGGCCTTTCGTTCGGGGGCGGAACGAGGCCTACACGTCGTGCGTATCCATCCGGTTGCGACGCGTGCACGGGTGTACCCGAACGGGTGAAGCGGGCACGCGAAAAGTCCCCCGCTCACCGTGAGGCGAACGGGGGCGTCAGTGCGGTGGGCTACTTGGTGAGCGACGCATTCCCCGGGGTGCCCGCAGGGGCGGAGGCCACGGAGGTCAGGAGGCTGACGAGCGTGGCCAGTCCGACAACCGAGGCGCCCTGGCCCCAGTCGACGTCGAGCACGCCGAGCACGCCGTCGGCGGTCAGCAGGGCCACGGACGTCTGCGCGGCCGTCTTCACGGCGCGCTCGGAGGCGTCCTTCCAGAACATCTTCTTGAACATGGTGCTCCTCTATTCGGTGGATTCGGTTTCGACGCAGATCACGGCGTCGATCGGGCCTGAGCCGGTCAGCACGGTGTGCGCTTCGGGGGCACTGCCTTCGGGGCAGACCGGGAGGGGGTGAGCCTCCATGTACTCCTGGACGGCGGCGGCGACCTCCTCGGCAGTCGGGGGCCGCCCTTGCTCGCCTTGCTCCCCCTGGGGACCGGGAGGGCCGGGCGCGCCGTCAGCTCCATCAGCGCCGTCCGCGCCGTCCTGCCCATCCGCGGGCGGGTTGGCGGTCAGGTAGGCGGCGACAGCGGACGAGACCTGCTCGGCGGTGGGGCCGGGCGGGTACTCGGCGAGGTAGTCCGCGACCGCCGCGGCGATCTCCGCAGCCGAAGGACCCTCGGCGGTGACGGGGTGGTCCCGGAGGTAGTCGGCGACCGCGGCGTACACCTGGGCGTCGGTGGGGCCGGGCCCGGGAGGCCCCTGTGGGCCTGCGTACTCGGGGTCTTCGATGAGGTCTTCGGCGCTGGGGGCGACGGGTTCATCCCCGCGGGCCTCGGCGGCGGACTGCTCATCCCCAAGAGCCTGCGCGAGGACGTCGACCGTCTCGGACTGGCGGTTCAACTGGTCGCCTTGGCGGCGGACTTCGGCCGCGCCCCATGTGACCACGATGGCGATCAGGGCCACCACCATGGCGACCGCCCAGTCGCCGAGCTTGCGTCTGCCGTCCCTGCTCATGTGACAGCCAGAATGATCGTCACGATCAGGGACGCCACGGGCAGCACCACCGCTGAGATGAGCCAACGCCGCATGGTGGTCCGGTCGGCCTCGGCCCGCTCGACGTCCTTCTCGAGGGAGTCCACGCGGCGGACGAGGGCGTCATGGCGCGCCTCGTACACCTCGCGCGGGAGGAGCTTCTCCAAGCCGGCCTTGATGTCCGAGATCCCCGACTTCGTGTCGTCCCGCAGCTGCTTGATCTCGCGCCCGAGTGCGTCATCGGCCACGATCACCCCCTGTACCGGCATCGCTGGTGAGTCAGCCCTTGATGAGCTTGGTCCAGGTGTTGCGCCCGACGATCCCGTCGACGCCCAGTTTCTTGGCGCGCTGGAAATCCTTCACGGCGCGTTCGGTGCCGGGCCCGAAGTCGCCGTCGATCGCAGAGTCGCGCTGGCCGGCGGCGTGCAGGAGTCCCTGAAGGCGCTTCACGGAGCCCCCTTCGGAGCCGCGGCGGAGAGTGGGCAGGGACATGATGAGCTCCTGAGTCCAGTCGGAAGTGGAGGGCTTGGGCGCGGTCGGCTTCGAGGGGGAGGTCGGGTTTGAGGGCTTAGGCGTACCGAGGTTCACTAGCCCCCATGACGAGGTGTTGTCGTAGTTGGTGGTGCTGCGCCCGTCCGGGCCGTTGCCCACCGACACGTGCACGTGGTCCCGGTGCGCGTTCGCGCCGTTGTAGTCCTGCGCCGCGAAGCCGTTGCGGCGCTGGTAGATCTTGCGGTTGTAGATGACGTAGCGCAGGTTCGGGTGCGGGAACGCGATCAGGTGCGCAACGAACGCCGAGAGGTTCAAGCCCTTATCGCCCTTGACGTCGATCGCGCACACGACACGGTCGGCGTTGGGGTTGTGGTCGGAGTAGCCGGACTGGTGGCTGGTGTCGCCGATCGTCCACACGGTCGTGCCGGGATGCTTCGCGAGGATTTCGGATCGGAGTGTGCTGAGGCTGCGGGCCAGTCTCCAGGCCATGATGTCCTCCTGTCTGCGGGCACGCTCGCGTGCCCGCGCTGGCGGGTGAAAGTTGAGAGGGTTAGGACTGGAGTCCGTAGCAGCGGTCGACGATGACGCGCGACTGCACACCCGAGGTGTTGCGGGCCCACAGCTGCACGCTTCGCTGGCTCCCGGGGACCGTGGTCGTGCCCCATCCGGGGACGTTGAACTCGGCCGCGTTGTCACCCGACCCGGATCCCGCGGTGACGCCGTCCACGCGCAGCTGCCACTCGACGGTGCCGGAACCGCCGTTGTTCGTGCCGACGCCGATGGCGATCCGGGGATGCCACAGCGTCGTGATGCAGTGGAACACCTCCTGGTAGGAGGTGTTGGTGAACGCCGGCCAGAACGGACCGCCGACCACCACTGACGTGCCGGAGGAGGGGACCATGGGGATGTTCAGGTACGGCCTGGAGAGGCCGATGCCGGTCTGGCCGTCGCTGGCGAGGATCGAAGTCCCTTGGCGGTCCCGCCAGGTCCAGTACGTCGACCCCGGCGCTCCGAGCAAGCCTCCGGCGATCTCGCCGTCGTCGAAGGAGAACAGCCACGTTGGGTTCCCGTCCGCGCCGGGCCCGAAGTACAACAGGCCCACACTGCCAGTCTCGTCGTTCATGACGATGGTGCCGCCGGAGATGGTCAGCGATCCGCCGTCGAGCAGTCGGAGTCCGCGGGCGCCGATGGAGGCGTCCTCCAAGCGGCGACCCGAGGTCAAGTCTCTGAGCTGCTTGCGGATGTCCTCGATGGCTCTTTGGATGTCGCCGGTGAACATGCCGTCGGAGATGCCCACGTCAGCCTCCCAGGACGGGTTCGAACGTCCCCGCGAGGGGATCGAGGCGGTAGCCGATCATCCGAGCGGTCCCGGTCAATCCGAGCGGGTGCATGTGGCCGACGAGGTTGTATTCGATGTCGTCCCCCAGGTTCAGGTCGATCCCCAAGCGCGCCGGTTCGATGTTCCATCTCGACGTGATGGCGAGGGAGGTGGTGCCGCCGTCGAGGCGGTACAGCATCGACGTGGCGTGGTCGTTCAAGATCGCGGTGTTCTTGATGGATGAGGAGGGCTGCCACCGGTGCTCCACTCGGGGGACGCCGGCGGCGATGGCGATGTTGTTGCGGATGTGCTGCGAGGTGGGGCGGTCGGTGCCTTCACCGGAGGAGTACGCAAGGACGTCGTTGGCGCCCATGCCCTTGCCGTAGTCGTGCGTGACCTCGTAGCGGGTGACCGCCTGCGATTCAGTCGCCAGGGGGCCGCGGGGGACGGAAGAGCCGATGCGGTTCGCGGCCCGGAAGATCATCCGCACTGCCTGCTGTCGGTCGGTCTTCCAGTCGAGGTCGATGGTCCACTCAAGACCCGACTCGACGTCCATGAGTTCCTGTAGCCGCTGGTAGTAGGTGGCGTTCTCGTCGTCGAAGTACGAGCGGTCCCGCAGGATGCCCGTTGCGGGCGCGTCGATCTCAAGTCCGATGCCTTCTTCGTTCACGGCTTGGATGAGCGAGGCGGCGAGGGTGGCCTGGTCGGTCTGCGTGAACGCGAAGTCGCCGATGAACCGCCGGTCCAAGTACGACTCAGGTGTGGCACAGCCGAGTTCAATGGTCGCCGAAGTTCCCCCGCGGACTTTCCAGATGATCCCCGCCCACGCCGGGAGATCGTTGACGACGCACACGATCATGCGAGTGGGGAGCTGATCCGGTCCCACGGCCTGCTCGAGGATCCCCCCCAGGGCCAGGGGACCCGCGAGGGGTGCGGGGATGGTGAGGGTGTCCGAGGTGTACGCGCCCAACGCCCGGGAGATCGTCCCTTGGACGCCGCCCAGATACGCCACTTTGTTGCCGGTGGTGACGTCGCAGGCGATCCACTCCACCGCGGAGCGGAGGATCGCCCTGCCCACTTGCGGTGCGGCTTCGGGGATGTTCGGGACGTAGGGGGCGTTGATGAACGTCCGGTAGATGTGCCAGATCGCATCCGCCTCGGTGCGGAACGCGCCGTACCAGACCCGCCAGCCGCTGATCAGCCCGTCGACATCAGGGAGGAGGACGGCCCGATACAGGGCGGTGTGCTCGCCGACCTGCTCCCGGGGGATCACGGTTCTGCCGGAGTTGGTCCAGGTGAGCCCGTTCGCGGAGACGACCATGAGGAGGTCGCCCTCGGCGCCCCCGATGAGGCGGTCGTTGAGCAACCCCACATACCCATCAGCGACAGGGGTGATACCGAGGTGCCAGGCTTCGCGGTCGGCTTGCATGGGGCCCATGTCGACACCCACGGGGTCCCCCCAGGCACCTGTCGGCAAGGCGGATCCTTGGAGTCTGACGACCTGGTTGGGGGAGGGGGTGATGTCCACGGCCCACATGACCCACAGGCCGTTCTCCCGCAGAATGCAGGGGGACAGGAGCCTGCGGACGGTGTGGTCGGAGGAGTAGATCAATGCCTTGGTAGACCAGGTGCGGCCGTCGATCGACGTGGAGTAGTAGATCCGCTCCTCCGTGCCCGCACTGGCTCCGGAGCCGTCGTAGTACCGCCAGAACAGGTGCAGGGTGCCGTCGTAGTACCTCAGGTCGACATCGGAGTTGTAGGCCCCAGGAGACCCGGGCATGTCGTCGATGGGGTTCGTCAACCCTGAAGGGACGACCCAGTTGATGCCGTCGTGGGAGGCGACGATGCACGGGTCTTCCTGTGCGTCATCGGACCCCGGGTAGGGGGTCATGGCCATCCAGTACGCGTACCCGCCGAACTCATCCTGGGTGTAGACGACCGCCGGGTGGGTCGCTTGGCCGTCGACGGCGTCAGTTGGGGTCGGGATGAGCAGGTGCGCGCCGACAGGCCCAGTAACCTGTGTCGGGTCGGGGAGGGCCATCAGCCGCTCACGTAGTCCACGGTGAACGAGGACGGCTCGTTGGCGTTGGCGTTGCAGGAGAACGTGCCGGTGCCCAGTGACCGGTGGCAGGTACCCACGAACGTCTTGTTGCCGGTGGCGACGGCCGTGTAGTCGGCCTGGAGGATCGCGCCGAAGTCGTTGTTCGCCATGCTCATGTACGTGTGGGTGAGCTGGCGAGTGGCTCCGGCGATGTTGTCCTCACGGATGCGCCAACGGGCGGTGTCCCCCAGGACGGTGGAGGCCACGTCCACGACCCACGTGAGCCGGTAGGTCTTGCCCGACTCCAACGCGGCAGTAACCGAGGTGATGACCGCTTCGGAGGTGAACGTGCTCGAGTTCGTGGTGCGGTTGGTGATCGCGATCCTGCGGACCGACTTGTAGGAGTCGACGCTGGCGATCGGCTGGTACACGCTGCCGCCGTTGGTGTTCACGACCAGCGTGTTCGTGGACATGTCCCACACCGGAAGGCCCTTGTACCGGCCCCCTGACCCAGGGTAGGAGCTGGAGTTCGCCACGGGGATCACGCCACCGCGGGTCACGGTGAACCGCGGCAGGGTCGGCGTGTTCGTCGACGTAGCGTTAGCTTCGATCCTCCAGGTCGACAGCCGCTCCGAGTTGGGGGTGGCGGCAGGGGCGACCGGGGTCGCGCTGGGCGTACCCGCGGTGTAGACGATCCGGCCCCGCGCGAACCCCGAGGAGTCGATCGCGTGGTCCTGAATCTGGAGGTCGATCGCGTCGATGCGGGGCTGAGACGGGTCAGCGGCCGTAATGGAACCGCCCTCGGAGGGGTGGGGGACGATGTAGACGCCGCCGGTGGAGTGCCGGACCACCGCGACCAGGTCGGCCACGGTCCAGGTCATCCCGGCCGTGGTGACATGGACGGTCTCGTCAGAGTTCGGGAACACGCCCGGCCGCGCCTGGAACCCGCCGGAGAAATCCCCGCGGGCCAGGAGCCCCGAGAATCCGTTGCGGAGCGTCTGCGGATCGAACAAGCCTGCGGTCTGGTACACGTCGCACCCGCCGTCGGCGGAAAACGTCATGACCGGCGCGCCTGGCGAGGGCCGAAGCTGGAACGTGCTTGCGGTGGAGTTCGCCACGAAATACGGCGCATCCACCACGAGTACGCCCACGGCCCCGCCGGACAGGGACGCGACCATGACCTGCTGGCCGTCCACGAGGCCGTGCGCGGCCTTGGTGAACGTGTCGTCAGACTCTTCGATCGTCGCGGTCCCGACAGAGGCGCCGCGGGTCGTGGTGACCCACAAGGGAGTGGACATGGTGCTCCTACCAGGTGTCTCGGTGGCGGATGATGAGGCGGGCCGCGGACTCGTACACGTCCGACTCGAACCGCAGGAGTGATTCGCCGGGCGGCAGGAGCGGCCAAGCGCCCCAGTGGTCGGGCAGGCGCGTTACCGAACCGTTGAGGACGACGAGCTTGTCCTTCGTGTCGATGTCGAGGACGTCGTCAGGACCGAGGAGCGTGTCGAGATAGAGCGTCTCCACGCTGGTGCCGTGGATGACTGTGATCCGCGGCGCGGAGACGGGCCCGGTGATCCGCAGCAACAGACGAGCCGGTGCCGTCCCGGCGTTGACAAGGGTTGCTTCGCCATCGGCCACGACGGAGTAGATCGACGTCGGCAGCCCGAACGGCGTCGAGAGCCCGCCGATGCGGTGCAAGAGTCCGATCTCGGTGGAGTGCTCCAGAGCCGAATAGATGGACGGGTCCGGGCACGCCAGTGAAGCGTTGACCCACGCCTTCCCAGTGCGACCGCGCTCGTTCTTCAAAGAGGCCCCGCGGGGCCGGGCGTACATCAAGTACTCCGTGCCCGCCGCGTTCCATCGAATCTCGACGTCCCCGCCCGTGCGCACGGGCGCCAGGGCTGCGTCCAGGGCCCACCAGGCGGCCATGAGGTCGGACCAGGAGGACGTGTGGATGCCGAGCCTCAGGGGGATGGTGGCACCGGCGCGCCATTCGGCGCCGGACCAGTCGCCGTCGCCCCAGGGGACGGTGCCGGTCTGGTCGGCGCGGACGCCGCGGTTGAACGGCTCCCATTCGTTGACGCGGTACACGGTCCCGTGGTGCAAGAGGAGGGTGGATCCGTCGTCGCGGGTGATCTGGATCTGTCCGGGTTCCATTACGCCGGCACCATCGCGTTCTCGCGGGTCGCCGCCGCGGTGAGGTTCGCGCCGAGCCGGATGTCAAAGCGGTTGCGTGCCTCGGCGAGTTCCCGCAAGAGGGCCCGGTCCTCGTCGGAGAGGGACGTGACCGCTTCGACGCGCATCGTCGACCCATTCGGGGCCGCGGCACCGTCCACTTGCAGGCCGATGTCGGTCGTGAGTCCCTGGAGGGTCCGCTGCACCTGGGGGATCATCGAATCCAGGCCCTCGATGAGGCCCCCGATCACCCACGTGCCGGGTTTAAACAGGAGTTTCTTGTCGACCGCTTCGGGGCCTTTCCAGTCCGGGATCATCCCAGTGAGGCTCGAGAGCTTGTCTTGGACGGAGTCGATCATGGAGTCCAGGCCGTCCAGGAGGCCTTGGATGATGTCCCGTCCGGCGTCCTTCAGGAGGCCTCCGAGGTCGCCCAGTGCATCCTCGATTCTGCCGGGGACACTCCGCACGAATTCCACAATGGAGTTGAACTTGGCAACCGCTGCGTCCTTGGCGGCCTGGATGAACCCCGCGATCTTGCCGGGGATACCGCCCATGCGCTGGATGGCGTTCAGGACGCCGTCGATCTTCTGGTTCGCGGCCGATAGGAACGCCTGGAACCGTTCGGTCGCGCGGTTGATCATGTCCGTCAGCCAGGACGCGACCATCTGGGGGAGTCGCCCGATCCACCCGACGACCGCCAGGAACTCGGCGATCTTCGTCTGGGCATAGGAGACGATCGAGTCCCAGATGCCGACGAAAAAGTCGGCTATGGACGACCAGATTTCGGACGCTTTAGCCTTCAGCAGCTCCCAGTAGATGATGATGACCGCGGAGATCTGCTCCCAGTTCATTGCGACCAGCACGAACACGGCGATCAGGGCGATGACCAGGCCGATGATCCACACGATCGGGTTGGCGTACATCGCGGCGTTCAAGGCCCATTGGGCAACCGTCCAGGCCGCCAATGCGATGACGACGACGGGGACGAGCCCTTCGATGCTGGAGACCCAGGAGAGGAATTCCCCCAGCGGCCCGACGAGGGGGACGATGGCGTTCAGGACGTCCGCGAATCCGGCGGCGAGGGTGGCGACGTCGATGTTGCCGATGGCGTCGCCGATCGCGGTGACCAGGTCAGCGAGGGCGGGCCCCACTCCTGTGGCGATCTCGCCGATCTGCGGCGCGAGGTCGTCCCCGAACGCCTCAGCCAGGGCGAGGACGATCGGGACGACGGCCGCCCCCACTGCCGCGAGGGCGGTGAAGAACGAGTTCAGGGCCTCCGAACCCTCGGCGGAGTCGAGAAAGTCCGCCAGCCGCCCGGTAAGGTCCTCGATGGTGCCCAGGAGGCCCCCGCCGGACTCGGCGGTCGCCGCGAACACGCTCCCGAGGATGGAGCCGACGTTCCCGGCGATGCCCGCGAGCGTGGAGAGGGTGTCCTTCATCTGCTCGATGTATTCGGTGATGCGGCCGGTGGCTTCGGCTTCGATGATGAAGTCCCGGAACCGTTCGCCGAGGTTCGCGGCCCACGTCCCGGCCTCGGCCAGGAGCGGCGCGAACGCACTGAGGAGCACCCCGATGCCCTCAAGCCAGGGCGCGACGCCGCGTGAGAAGTTCTGCAACCCCTTCGCGGTGTTGTCCACGACGGCGTTGAAGCCCTCGATCACCGCGGACTGCGTCAGGGCCTCAGCGGCCGACTGGGCAACTGAGTTGAACCCGCCGGCTACTTTGCCGAGCCCCTTGTCCAGGAGAGGCAGCCAGGTCTTAGCGAGGGCGGAGACATCGTCGGCGAGGCCTTCGAAGAGCTTCTGCTGGATGGACTTGGTGACGGACTGCCACTCGTCCTCCAGATCAGAGAGGACTCCGACGACTTCGCGCGCGGCCGGGGCCAGCTTCTCCAGGGCATCTTCGTCGCCCTTGATCGCATCGGCCATGTTGGAGAATCCGATGGTCAATGTCGCTACCGCTACGCCCGCGCCCGCGAGGAACGCTGGGATCGCCGCCCCAAGGGTGCCGACGGCGACCGCCAGAACCCCCACGAGGCCCACCAGGGGGCCCATGGATGAGGCGGCGCTCGCGGCGCCAGCCGCTAGAGCGGAGAACGCGGTAGCCTTGCCCAAGACGCTCAGCAGGCCAGTGAGGCCACCCATCTTCTTGGAGACCTTCTCCATGCGATCGTGGACGCGTTCGATGGTCCTGTTGAAGCCGCGGTCGTCGGCGTCGATGATCGCGTTGAGTTCCCCGAGATTGAGGGCCACCCGTCACCTCCTTCGGACGTGCGGGACGGATGGGGTCTTGGGTTTCTCTGGTGGCGCGAACTTGCGCTGGATACGGCATTCGCAGGTGAGCAGTCCCGATACGCGGCGCTGGAACCACTTCCACGGCCGCTCGGAGAGGATCCCGGAGCCGGTGTCGATGCCGTACACCTGGTGCAGGTCGGCTTCGACGAGGTCCCGGTGGCCCCGCCACAAGAACCAGACGCTCAGGTCCGGGTCTTGGTACCCCTCGTAGAGGCCGGACGCTTCGTCGTACTCGCCGACGCCCCACCGGTTTTGGTCTTCGAGCCAGACGCGGGCTTCGCCCTGCGCTGGGCCCGGTTCGCTTTTGGGGCCTCGCCGTCGGCCTCCCACATCTTCCGGGCCCCTTCGAGGCCGCGGGTGATCCAGGCGTAAGCGATCTGCCCGAGGATGCGGACCTGCCGCCACTTCACACCGGCCGCCACGAGTTCGTCCAGCGTCCCCCCGAGGAGGGTCTGATAGAAGTTCCGCTCCTCGTCGTCGTCCAGGTGAAGATCCGCGGCGACCGCTTCGACGTCTTCGCCGGCGTCCAGCCGGGCCTTGGCCTTGCGGGTCTGCTCGCTGACCTCCTGGACCCACAGGCCCGTGGCGGCGTCAACGTCTTCGATGACGTACTCGCGGGAGCCGACGAGGACGACAAGGTCGCCGTCGCCGTTCTCCCACACGTGCTTCTCTGCGTCGGTCATGCGCTACGCCGTGTACGTGAAGACGGCGGTACCGGTACCGGTACCGTTCGGGGTGGTCACGTCCACGTTGGCCGGGCCCGCAGTGCCCGCAGGGACGACCGCGGAGATCTTCGTGGCCGAGATGACCTGGAACGACGTGGCGTCGACGTCGTCGAACTCGACATCGGTCGCGCCAGTGAAGTGCGCCCCCGTGATGGTGACCAGCGTGCCGCCCGCGTCGTCGCCCGAGGACGGGGAGACCGAGGAGACGACCGGGACCGGAGTCGCGTTGATCGGGTTCGCGATGGTCGCCAGGGCCGGGGAGGTCGCGGAGGGCGTGACGGTGATCCCGACGCGCTCGAGGTCGGCCACGCCGCCGCCGTCAGGCGCCCACGTGATCAGGCCGTAGCCTTCGTACGCTTCGTCGGAGCCGTTGCGGTCGTACCAGCGCTGGTGGATGACACCGTCTGCGGTGTCGATCGCCATCGAGGCGAGGCGGAGCTTCTTCTGGACTGCGTTCTCGACGAACGTCGCGTTGTCCTGCCGGTGGGAGATGTTGGCTTCCAGGCCCCACACGCGCATGGTGCGGGTCGAGCCGCCCCAGCCGTCGGAGTCGTAGTCGTTGTCCTCCTGGTCGGTGGGCTCGACGTTCGGGGTGAACTCCTGGAGGCCGGGGACGTTCTGCCAGTCGGGGACCGCGAGGGTGCCCATGTTGATCTGCCAGACCCACTTGCGCTGCAAGGCTGTTGCTTCGGTCATGTGACCTGCTCCTATTCAGTGCGCAGCGCGGTCACTCGCCGCGCCTGGATGTCGTAGTTGTCGGACCGTTCATGCCGGTGGTTGCCGTCGATCCCCATGGGGACGCCGGAGATGTGGTTGACGCCGGAGACCTCGACTGATCCGAAGGTGACGTGCGCGAGGCCGTCGATGGCGTCACGGACCGCCGCGGCTAGATCGATCGCGGAGAACGGGTCGTTCCGCAGTCCGCGGCAGCGGACCTGCACACGGGGCGCGACGTCCCCGGACGAGTTGCCGCCGTTCGGGTCGTAGTCGGTAAGGACGATCGCGCGGTCCCGCCCCGAATCCGCTTCGTTCCCGGGAGGCATGACCGCGATGTAGATCCCGGCCTGCCCCGCGGCGTAGACCCCCGCGGGGTTCCATGCCCCGACGCCTTGCGCGGCGAGGCGTTCAGCGAGGCCAATGAGGAGGTCGGAAGTCCAGCTCATCGCAGGGCCCGGCGTTCCTCAGCAGCGATGAGCGCGAGCATCGTCGCCTTCTCGGTGTTGAACGGCTGCTCGAGGTACTTGGCCTGGCCTTCCTCGTGCCTCCAGGTCAGCTCCTCGTGCTGCCGAACTGCATACGGCGTGTCGAAGGAGACCGCCGCCGTGCCCGTAGCCTTGTCCACGCTGGTCGTGCCGGAGTTGCGGAGCGGGTTGTCGCGGATGGGTGTCAGCGGGATCGCCTCCCCCAGTAGGTGCTCCACTGCCATCCGCAGGCCCTTGTTGCGGCCTTCGCGCTGGCGCTTCTTGACCTCTTCGCCGTTCCAGGTGAACTTGACCTGCCCCATGCCACCCCCTACTTGCAGTTGACTTCGAGGTGGGAAGGGCCCTCAATGGAGCCCAGGTCGTGGTCCTTCACGAGGATCACGCGCGTCTCCCGCGACGGCAGGATGACCTTGGACTTGTTCGGGATGGTGGGCCCGGGGTCGGCGTAGAACGTCGACTCCGAGACCACCTCGGACCCGTCCTTGTCGAGCACGGTCTGGCGGACGTCCTCCAAGAAGCACGGCACCTGGAACGGGGTCCCGAACGTGTCCCGCCCGTACCCGTCCGTGCCCGCGTAGGGGTGGACGGTGACCTCGTGTTGAATCAGGATCGGATCGAGTGCCATCTCAGCCCCCCGGCCGGTACACGACCGCGGGCGTGAGCCCGGCGTTGTGCAGGATCGTGCGCGCCTCCGACGACAACGGCCCCTCGACGGCCACTTCGCCGCTGTTGGTGCCGTACTTGACGCGGGCGGAGCCGATGGCGACCTCAGTCGCTACTCGTGCGGTCGCCGCGTCGCGGTCGATGGTGTGCTTCGCCTGCGCGATCGTCGCCTGCCGTAGCGCTTCGCGGATCTTCGTGTCGGTTGGGAGGTCGGACCCGTCCACGTCGTACACCGCGGTCAGGATCATCGAGTCGACGTCCCCGGATGCCACAGCGAGGCGCTTGGTGATGTCGGCCGGTGCCGGTGACGTCCCGTACGGGCTCGACTCGTATTCGGCCTGTGTGGCGTACACCGGCACCGGTCACTCCTCCGTGTAGGCGGCGATGAGGTCGGCCTTCGTCATCGACTCGGCGTCCTCGCGGGAGACCCCGCGGAGGATCGCGTAGTCGACCCATTCGGCCTTCGGTGCGGACTGCGCCGGGCGGTGTTCCTGCTGTGCCTCTTCGCCTTCCGCCGCGGCCCGGGTGGCCTCGGTGACGTCCTCGTTGCGGACGAACACGGCCTCCGCCAGCGCAGTCTCCTGCGCCTCCTGCTTCGCGGTGTCGTCGACGTGGACGTCACCAGGGTGAATCGGTCCGGTCTCGGAGGCATGGATGCCGGGTGCGACGACGAGCGGCCCGTGCGGGTCCGCTTCGCCTGCGTTCGTCGGCGGCAGGAAGTCCTCCGGTCGCGGATCGACGGCGGCGTCACGCAGGCGCGTGCCCACGACCTGCTCGCCCCCGACTTCGCGGGAGTCGGGCTGGACCGGGGCCTCGGGCGCGGTGGCTTGGCCGTCGATGCCGTACCCGGCCTTGCGGGCGTAGCGGATGATGGCCTTGTCGTCGGTCTCGGCGCGGCCGTCCTCGAACTGGAGGCCGCCCACTCCGGGGCCTGTGAACCCCTTCTCGGGGCTGTGGATCACGGTCACGGCGTCACGACCTTGACGTCGCGCAGCACCGCCGCCGCCTTGGTGGCCTTGAGGGCGACGCCCACGGGCCCCATTTCGACCTCGCCCGTTTTCACGGCACCAGGGGTGGTGAAGTCGGGCATGAACTGGGTGATCAGGTTCCCGCCGACAGTGGAGATGCCGTGGAACCCGTCGAGCCCGAGGCGGACGGCGTAGATGTCGGTGGTGCCGGCGACGGCGTCGGTCGGGATGATCGGGTCGGTGGAGCCGGCCTTGTCGCCCACGTCGACCAGGGCGATGCCCCGCCAGGTGGTGATGGTGCGGCCGAAGAACTCGCGGCTGTCGAGGCTGGACGCGAAGTCGCCGACCGTTTCGAGGGCGGCGAGGGCGTCGGCGTTCATCAGGAGCGCGTCCGGGCGGCCGTCCATGACGGCGATGAGCCGGCGCAGCAGCGACTGCGCAGCGACGGCGGTCGCCTGCGAGTTGACGGTGGTCCAGTCGGTGCCGGTGCCGTCGATCTCGGTGTTGGAGCCGGTCAGGGCCTTCGAGAGGCCGTCGAACGCGTTGGCGTTGACGGCGGTGTCGCCGTTGATGACGGCGTCGCTGAACGTCGCCTGGGTCGCCTTCACCTTCTGGCGCATCTGGTTGACGACCTCACCGGAGAGGGTGGGGCCGATGTTCGCCAGCACACGGTCGATCTGGAAGCTGCCACCCAGGACCTTCAGGTCCGTGGTGTACCGCGCACGGGTGGCTTCCTGCGGCGTGTACTCGGCGTTGATCGCGCGGAACGCGGCAGTGGCCTGGGTGACCAGGCGCGTGTACCCGTAGGTGAGGGTCGCGCCCCCGCCGGCGGGGTTGACGACGTCGTCGAAGGTGAGGTTGTCCAGCAGCCAGCTGGACTTGCGGAACTCGTCGATGACCGCCATGTCGACGTCGTCGAGGGTGTTCAGCTTGGCTTGGGCCAGTGTGACCGGCATTGGGTTCTCCTATGGCTACATGCCGTAGCGTGCAGCCACGGCGTCGTCGAGTGTGGGTGTGGTGTTGGTGCGGCCCCCGGTGCCTCCGGGGATCTGCGCACCCGACTTGCCCGGCGCCGGAGCGGGGGCGATCTTGGCGAGCTTGTCGACGGCCTTCTGAATGGCCTTCTCGTCGACTTCGCCCTTGTCGTCGATGAACTGGGCGACGTTGATCAGGTCGGTCACGTCGGCGAGGTTGAGGCCCTTCGCGGCGGCTGCGGCTTCGAGCTTCGCGGCGGCGTACTTCGACCCGTACGTCTTGGCGGCCTCGGCGATGCCTTCCGCTTTCGCGGCGGCGACGGCCTTCTCCTGCTCGGACATGGAAGCGGCCTTGAGCTTGTCGCGCTCTTCGGCGGCTTTGGCGTTCTCCTTGGCGCGCTTCTCCCACTGGCGGGCCATGGCCTTCCAGTCGGTGTCGTCGCCCTTGTCGGGCTCGGCGGCTGGCTGCTCAGGCTGCTGCGTGGGTTCGGCGTCCTCGGTGGGTGCCTCGTTGGTGTTGTCGGACATGTGTTGCGCTCCCGTGCGGGATCGTGCCGTCGTCGTGCGACTCAGGCGGTGAATGGGTGGTGCAGCCTCCATGCGGAGGACGTCCATAGGGGTTAGGTCAGTGGGTGACCTACCGTGCGGAGCCGATCTGCTCACGCTGGGATTGGCGAAGGAGCCCGGTGTCCTTGACGTGCTGGCGGATCTTGGCCTGCCAGGCGCGGACCTTCGCCGCGGCGGCGGCCTTCGCTTCGGGGTCGACGAGCGCGGCTTCCTTGAGCTTCGCCTTGCGCAGCTGCCGTTCGAGGTATCGGAGGCGCTGGCGGTCCTTGTCGCCCTGCGGATCCTGGGTGTGCACCGGCGACTTCGTGACGCCGGGGAGGTAGGCGGACAGGGAGTGCCTACAGTTCGGGTGCATCAGGCCTGCGGTGATCGCCTGGGCGACCGTTGCGACGACGTCGACGGTGACCATGAAGCCGTCGTGAATGCCGTGCTCGAGCACGCGCGTTCCTGCGGGTCCGGCGATGGCGAGGACCTTGCCCTCGAAGGGACGGCAGCGCTCGCATTCCTGCGGGGCGTTGGAGACGATCACGAGGTTGATCCCGGCCTCACGGAAGCGATCCAGGGCCCCTTCGACGGCAGCATGGGCGACGGTGGTGCGAGTCGCCATCTCCGTATATGAGGCCAGCTCCCAGTTGCGTCCGCGGCGATCGGTGAATCCCGTGACGCCTTTGGACAGCAGGTGCTCCCAGGCCACTTGAGCGGCCCTCAGGCGGGTCTTGGTGCCGATGAGGACATCAGCAGCGGGTTGGGCCATGACCTCGCGGTAGGCGTCGTCCTGCCAGCGCAGCACGTGCAGGTGGGTGGAGGACATGCGCTGGGTGAGCTCCTGCGCGAGCCCCATGAGTGCGTCGATGCCGGGAAGGTCGGAGCGGAGCGCGGTCACGGCTTCCTCGAGGCGGGTGTCTCTTCTGCGCGCGTACCCGAGGAGTCTCGTGATGGCCGCGATGATGCGTGAACGTCTGGCGAGCCAGTCGATCCACCGGTCGCCGGAGAGCCGAGCCATCTCGTCCACAGCGGCGCGTGCGCCCCTCGCGTAGGCATCCATGAGGGCCTGCTCGACGAGGAGACGTCGGGGCCCATTGAGTGCGTTCAGGACGGCTTCGGCTTGCTGCCGTAGCGCAGTGAGCGCGGCCAGGCGGTCCTGGTTGCCTGAGGTGATGTCGGTGCGGATTCGCCGGGCGAGGTTCTGGGCGAGACGGGTCTCGGCGTCTCGGTAGAGGTCCGCGAGGTTCGCGGCGAGATCTACAGCGAGGGATCGGTCAACGGGCACTTAGGCCTCGTCCCCGGACTCCTCGTCCTGGTCGCCAACTGTGGGCTGTTCCCCACGGTTGGGATCTCCGCCGAACGCGAACTCGTCGGGCGCTTCGGGCTGCTCGGCGGTGATCCGGTCGACTTCCTTCTCAATCTCGTCGTCGTCCCAGTCCTCGTGCTGGGCCTTCACCGCCAGATAGCGGGAGAGCACGCCCGCAGCGCGGAGCGCCTGGATCGTCTGGGCTTCGACGAGGGGATCGGGTTCGGCCAGTTCGGGCCAGTCGATGCGAGGCAGGTCCGCGGGGTCCACATCCAGCTGGAACTGCGTCTTCGCGGTCCACAGCACAGCGGCGGCGTGGTCCCTCATACCTTCACCCCAGTACCCGGTCTTCTTGCGGCGGGTCCTGGAGCTCCTGGACTTGCGGTCGTTGACCTCGGTCGCGGTGGGGTCGCCACCGTCGCGCTCGAGCCCGAACGTCGAAGCGGAGTAGCCCGCGGTCTCCACTGCCGAGCGGGCCCATTGGGTCATGGTGGCGACGTGGTCGGTCACACGGATCGCGAACTGCTGCACGTTGATCTCAGCAGCCCCGGAGGTCGGTGGGATGTCCAGCGTCGCGTATATCTCGTTGTCGGGGTCCCACATGGCACCTGCGCCGCGGCCCATGGACTGGAGGAACGCTTCGGGGATGAATGCGCGCGCTTTGCCCAGGCGGACGTCCCGAAGGAGGGAGGAGGCGGTGAGGTCTAGCGCGTCGAACAGCCCGAGGGACCCTTCGAAGTCGCTTCGCCCGAGGTCGCTCCCTCGGTCTTCCCTGGAGGGGAGCATGTTGGGGATGTAGGCAACGGGCAGGACGGGCATCTGGAGGTCCAGGACCTCTGGAAGGCCTCTGGTGTCCTCGAAGTCGTCGAGCTTGCCCAGGGTGCCGAGCTTTTCGGCAGTGCCGCGGTAGACGCCATTGAAGGCCCATGCCTTGCGCGCGCGGGGCGTGCCGGCGAGTTCGTACCGCTCGAGGTAGCGGATGACGGTGTTGCCGTCGCGCTCGAGCTCGCGCACGAAGGTGACAGCGGTGAGCCGTCCCCACTTGAACGTCGGGATCGCATTGTCGGCGTGGACAGCGGAGGTGATCGGGTGGTTCCAGAGGTCCTTGTCGAACGTGGTCCTGAGGTAGACGCCGCCGAACGGCGCGCAGACCTCCGCGGCCTCGTGGAGGCGGGAGGTGAGCCGCATCTGGTCGTCCAGGAGCTCCCACTTCTCGCGCGTCTCGGGCTTCTCGAACACGTACCGGGGCGGTTCGGCGAACAGGAGGTCCGCTGAGGCGGTGGCGATGTCCGCCGGCAAGGGCATGTGGACGCCAGTCCTCTTCTCCCCGAAGGGGACAGGACGGCCCCAGAACCATCGGCTCATGGTGCCCACGAGGCCGCCGCGGTACTGCGAGGGCCGGTTCGAGGGGGCGTTCGTCCTTGACGTGTATCGCTTCCCGAGCCGGTCGGGGTCGCCGGACCACCAGGCGTCGTAGTCGGCCATGCGCGCGAGGGCGTCGGCTTGCGCGGGAGGCGGCCACGGGGCGTTGGGGTCGGGGAGCGGCATCAGGCGTCGTCCTTCGGGGGCGTCCAGCCGAGCTTGATGAGCGTGTCCCGGGCGCGGTCGGAGATCGCGAAGGTCGTGTCGCCGTCGAGTTCGATTTCGTGCACGGAGAGGTCAACAGTGAGGCGCGGCAGGCCGTTGGTGTCAGCGGTGAGCGTGAAGCCCTTGACGCCCTGGAGGCGCTGGCCGTCGATCTCGATGCGGCCCGTGCCGAGCCCGCATGTGATGGAGGCGTGTCGGCGCTTGAACATGGCGGTCACCTCCTAGGCGATCA